GGATCGTTTAAATGGTCTGAGTCTCTCGTCTTGGCGCACAACACCCTTTTTGACGGGGCTATCCTTAGTTGGCGTTTCGGTGTTAACCCTCGGGCTTGGCTTGATACTCTTTGTATGGGGCGTGCCTTACACGGCGTGGAAGTTGGGGGTTCTCTTAAAGCTTTGGCTGAGCGATACAGCCTTGGGGAGAAAGGCACGGAAGTACTCAACGCCCTCGGTAAGGGACGACTAGACTTTAGCGAAGGCGAGTTAGCGCGTTACGGCGACTATTGCATCAACGACGTGGAGTTAACGTATAAGTTGTTTAGCCGCCTCGCACGTAAGTTTCCCAAACAAGAGTTGAAGATCATTGATATGACGCTACGTATGTTTATAGAGCCACGACTTGAGTTAGATGTGCAGTTGTTAGAGCGCCACCTAGAGCAGATCAAAGCAACTAAAGGAGAACTACTGGCGGCATCGAGCGCGGACAAGTCTGACTTGATGAGTAGCAACAAGTTCGCCGAACTACTGCGCGGCTTGGGCGTGGTACCGCCTATGAAGATAAGCCCGACTACAAACAAGTCAACGTATGCGTTCTCTAAGACTGACCAAGAGTTCTTAGCACTGGCTGACCACCCTGACGACCGAGTGCAGGCGTTAGTAGCGGCACGTCTGGGTAACAAGTCAACGCTTGAAGAGACACGCACACAACGGTTCATCGACATCGCATCGCGTGGTAACTTACCCGTACCCATCCGCTACTACGCCGCACACACTGGACGGTTCGGTGGGGACGATAAGATCAACCTGCAAAACCTACCTAGCCGTGGCGCTAACGGCAACCAGTTGAAAAAGGCTATGGTTGCGCCCAAAGGCTACACTATCATTGATGCGGATTCCTCACAGATCGAAGCACGTGTGTTGGCGTGGTTGGCGGGGCAGGACGATTTGGTCGAAGCGTTCGCTAACCGGGAAGACGTGTACAAGAAGATGGCATCAGCTATCTATGGCATCGCCGAATCCGACATAGATAAGAGCCAACGGTTTGTGGGTAAAACTACAATCCTTGGTGCGGGGTACGGCATGGGCGCGTTGAAGTTTCAAGTGCAGTTAAAAAACATGGGCGTGGATGTGGGGTTAAACGAAGCCAAACGCATCATCGACATCTACCGACGCACGAACGACGCGATTGTAAAACTGTGGCGGCAAGCGCAGGTCATGCTCACTAACTTGTCACGGGGTGAGGTAGCGCCGCTTGGGAAGGCAGGGGTCGTTCAAGTTATGCCAAAAGATTCGGCGATCAAACTACCCAGTGGGTTACTCATGCGATACGACGACTTGCAGTTTGAGCAGAATGAGAAAGGCGTACAGTTTCACTATAGAACCCGCCGTGGGCGTACAAAAATTTATGGTGGGAAAGTGATTGAGAACGTCTGCCAAGCCATTGCTCGGTGTATCATTGCTGAACAGATGTTGCAGATAGCCAAGAAGTACAAGGTTGTGCTAACTGTACATGACGCGATTGCTGTATGTGTACGCGACGCCGAAGCCGAGGACGCACAGGCTTACGTAGAGAAATGCATGCGCTGGGTACCCGCATGGGCGGAAGGACTGCCCGTCAATTGCGAGTCCGGTGCCGGTAAATCTTATGGAGATTGTTAATGGTTAAAGTCCCTGCGTGGTCGTTCTCGTCTATCAAAACGTTTGAGCAGTGCCCTAGAAAGTTCTACCACCTAAAGGTTGCGAAGGACTGCAAAGAAGACCAAGGTGCTGAGCACTTGTTATACGGTACTGCATATCACGAGGCCGCAGAACACTACATTAGGGACAACACACCATTACCACCGCAGTTTGCGTTCTCAAAAGGGGTGCTTGACAGCCTGAAGAACCGCCCCGGCAGGAAGCTGTGTGAGTACGAGATGGGGCTTACCGAGAACTTAGAACCGTGCGGGTTTAAAGATCCCAACGTGTGGTGGCGTGGTATCGCCGACCTAATCATATTAGAAGATGGTGGCACGGCGCGGGTAGTTGATTACAAAACGGGCAAGTCCGCTAAGTACGCTGACAGGGGGCAGTTAGAATTGATGGCGTTGGCTATCTTCAAACACTTCCCAGAGGTTACGAACGTGAAGGGCGCATTGCTTTTTGTTATTGCCAAAGCGTTCCCAAAAGCGGCATACTCTAAGGATGACGAACCAAAGATGTGGGAGAAGTGGTTACGCGACCATGGACGCATGCGCCGTGCATATGAGACCGACGTGTGGAACCCCAACCCATCAGGACTATGTAAGAAACACTGCGTGGTGCTAAGTTGCCCGCACAACGGAAGGAGTTGATATGCCATACAAGAACCCCAAAGACCGCAAGAAACAGGTCAACGCACCTGTAGGTAGCCCTACGTTTGAGGCCCGCATGGAGCGCCAACGCGCCCGTCGTAAGATGGATAAAGAAGGCAAGGACGCCAACGGTAACGGTAAGGCTGATAAGCGCGAAGGCAAAGACATTGACCACCTAAAACTACTGTCCAAGGGCGGCAGTAACAAAGACGGTGTACGCGTTGTCAGCCAAGCAAAAAATCGTAGCCGCAACGGGAAGAAACCCGCTTGACGTGCATCTAGTCTTGAACTAGAGTATTGGAAATAGGTCGTCCGTAAGGTGTGGGTGGGGCGACCGGGGCGTTACGTTTTTTACCCTTTAAACTACACCAGTCAGCACAACGAAATGTTATATGGTCTCCCGTTGGGAACTGACACACTAATAGATATATGTAGGTAGGACGCACACCGCTTCCTACCTACTGGGCTTTACAAAAACGAAAGCGCGAAGTGGAAATAATCAATAACAAGGCACTGTTGCTTACGTTGCGTCACCCACAAAGAGTGACCACGGTGATACCAAAAAGCAAAGAACTACCCAATAACAAAGTACTTGTTAAGTGGGGCTTAGATGAAGCCAAGGTGCTACGTAACCTGAAGATTCGTGGCATACCCTCCCCCATCCTTGGGACGTACGACTGGCCCGGCCAGTACAAACCATTTGACCACCAGAAGGCCACCTCTGCGTTCCTTACCCTAAACCAACGCGCATTTTGTTTTAACGAGCAGGGTACGGGTAAGACTGGCTCTGTAATATGGGCGGCTGACTACCTGCTCAAGCAACGCCGAATCAAGCGTGTACTGGTGATCTGCCCCCTATCTATCATGGATTCGGCGTGGCGCGCTGACTTGTTTAAGCTTGCCATGCACCGGTCTGTTGACATCGCATACGGTGCCAAGGACAAGCGCCGCGCAATCATCAAAGGCAACGCCGAATTTATCATTATCAACTTTGACGGCGTGGAACTGGTATCAGATGAAATTGCCAACGGAGGGTTTGACCTAATTGTGGTAGATGAAGCCAACGCGTATAAAAACGTTCAGACTAAACGTTGGAAAATTTTGAACTCTTTATTGAAACCCGATACATGGCTGTGGCTGCTTACCGGCACACCAGCGGCGCAGTCCCCGTTGGATGCGTACGGGCTGGCAAAACTGGTTAACCCACAAGCCATACCACGATTCTTCTCAGCGTTCCGCGACCAAGTTATGGTGAAGCTGACAAACTTCCGATGGATACCCAAAGAGACTGCAACTCAGGCCGTCTTTCAAGCCCTACAACCAGCGCTACGCTACACCAAAGACGAGTGCTTAGACCTACCGGAAATGACGTACGTAAACCGCCAAGTCGAACTTACAAAGCAACAGCAGAAGTATTACGACTTGTTAAAGAAACAGATGGTTGTGCAAGCAGCCGGTGAAGAAGTCACGTCTATCAACGCCGCCGTTAACATGAGCAAGCTACTGCAAATCAGTTGCGGGGCCGTGTATTCCGACACGGGCGAGACGTTAGAGTTTGACATCAGCAACCGCTACAAGGTGCTGAAAGAAGTTATCGAAGAGGCCAGCCAGAAGGTCTTGATCTTTGTGCCGTTCAAGCATGTGATTAGTATCTTAACGGCAAAGCTGATTGCCGACGGGATAACCACCGAAGTCATCAACGGTGACGTGCCAGTGGCTCGGCGTACAGACATATTTAAGCGCTTCCAAGAGACAGAAGACCCCCGCGTAATGGTTATACAACCACAAGCCGCCGCGCATGGGGTAACGCTTACCGCCGCAAACACCGTGGTTTGGTGGGGGCCAACACCGTCACTAGAAACCTATGCCCAAGCCAACGCTCGGGTGCACCGCTCGGGGCAACGTCACCCGTCCACAGTAGTTCAGCTAGCCGGGTCACCTGCTGAAAGACACGTTTACAAGTTATTAGATAACAAAATAGACGTACACTCAAAAATAGTTGACCTTTACAAAGAAATACTTGAATAAAGGAGAATTAACCACTATAATATAGATTCCAACATCAACTGGAGAACGAAATGATTGAAGAAACAGCGCCAAGAGTGCCAACAGATAAGTTGGTCAAAGCGTACTTGAAGATGAACGCATCGCTGACTGAAAAGCGGCAAGCGTACGATGCCGAAGAGAAGGTGCTCAAAGACAAGATGGCGAAAGTCAAGTCTGCTTTGCTAGCCTACTGCAAGAGTGAAAATCTGGACAGCGTTAAGACTTCCGAAGGCTTGTTCTTCCGCACGACAAAGCGGAACTACTGGACAAACGATTGGGAGTCTATGGGGAAGTTCGTGGTCGAACACAACGTACCACAGCTTCTGCATGAGCGCTTGCACCAGACCAACCTTAAAGAGTTCTTGGAAGCCAACCCCGACCTGCTACCACCGGGGCTAAACGTGGATAGCGAATACAGCGTAACCGTAAGGAGAAAGTAATGAGCGAACCTTTTGTGCCAATCGAAGAATTGGCTAAACATTTTTCAGTATCCGTATCAACCATACGTGCATGGGTGCGGCAGGGGCATATCCCAAAACATGCCTACCTGAAGATCGGTAACACCTACCGCTTTTCTGTTTCCAAGGTGGTAGCCGCACTATCCACCGCACCAAAAGAAGAACCTGTTGAGTTAGTTGATGCGGTTGACCCAAACCAACTTGAACTTGATTTTGACGCCGAAGAAGATATTTAACCCAAGGAGAAAATTATGTCTGAACTGTCCCTTTTTAAGAACGCCGCCGCCCTTGCTTTGTTGGGCGACGTAAAAGATAACTTGACTGACACACTAGCCGGTTCGTCCGGTGGTGCTACAAATCGCCGCATCAGCATCAAAGGTGGTGTATTCCGTGAAATTCTAAACGGCAAAGAAGTACGCGTGAACGAAGAGCGCGCTATGAACGTCGTGCTTATTAACGCCGCGCCCATTAGCCGTATGTTCTTTGCAGGTACGTATAACGAAGGTGAAGTGGCTAAGCCTGTGTGCTGGTCTAGCGATACCCAAACACCTGACCCCAAGGTGCCAGAAGACCAACGACAGGCGGCACGTTGCATGGACTGCAAACAAAATATCCGTGGCTCCGCCTCGTCTGGCGAAGGTCGTGCATGCCGATTCCAACAACGCACGGCACTTATGTTAGAAGGTGATTTAGAAGGCTCTGCTGTTTACCAGTTGACCCTGCCAGCTACGTCTGTGTTTGGTGATGCTGAGAAGGGCAAGATGGGCTTACAAGCCTACGGTCGATACCTCAAGGCACACAACACACATGCAATGAGTATCGTGACCGAAATGCGCTTTGATACATCTAGCCCCACACCAAAACTGGTGTTCAAGGCTGTCCGTCCGTTGGAAGAAGCTGAGTTGCGCAACATGATTGAGATGAAAGATCATGCCGA